TCCGTTCAAGTCAATCCCGCTGTTGAATGAGCCGTGCGGCGAGGTGATGCCGCCGAACGCCGACAGCATCCCAGTCAGTGCCGTCACGCCCTGCACGACAAGATTGCCGCTTGACAGCGTCAGCGCCGTGCCGCTGCCGGTCAGCGTGGCGTTTAGCGCCGTAACACTACCGCCCCCGTTGACCTGGAACCCAGTAGATTTCAGAAACGCACTGCTGAATGTCACTGCGCTGAAGTCAATGCCGGTGGCGCAGGCGTGTGCTGGCCCGCCGGACTGTCCACTTGGATCAGCGTAGATCAGCACTCCGGTAGTTGGATTGATCGGCCACCAGCCGAGTGGGCCACCGAATGCCAGCCCGTAGCGCCATCCTGGCGACGCTGGACTATCCACCGCCAACCCGACCGAGAATGCCGCACTCGGAAATGTGCTGGCCACCGCATCGGCATTCTGCAAGACGGCAGTGATACCATACTTGTAATCAACGGATGATCCAGCCTGACACGCAACGTCAGCCTCGAACCCAACGACCGAGATCAGATATTTTGCGGCAGCGCCCAGTGTCGCAGTGATATTGGCGCCGAACGCTTGCCCGCTATGGACGCTGGTATTGCCGCCGACTGTGCCGTTCGCCAGGATACTGCAACCCAACGCCTGCATATAGTGACCACTGCCGACCGGATCGTTCGTATTGCCGTTGATCGATAGTGATATCTGCTGCGCTATCCTGGCTCCACTACTGCCTTGCAGCGTGTAATAGTTCCCGACATTGGCGACGCTATTGGCGCCGGACGCGTTCACCGCATCGGTGGTGAGAAACATATTCCATAGCGGCTGTCCAGTGGCGGTGGTGGCGCCGCTGGCGTTGGTCTGCGTGTAGAACGACTGCGCCAGCGTGCTGCCGCCGACCACAGGATTGGCCGTGACCAACAACGGCGTGGTCGCCGCGCTGCTGGTGTGGGTCGTCGGCCCCGACACCGCGCCCCCGCTCAGCGGCAGGAACGGCCCGCCCTCGGCGATCGGTCCCGGTATGCCCTGCGGCCCAGGCGGCCCCATAGGCCCAGGCGGCCCAATCCAGGCGGCCGGATCAGGTGGTCCGGACGCGGTGCTATAATCGCTGTACGAAAGCTTATATGCCATCAGGTGGTCACCGACTGCAACTCGGCGTTGGTCAATGCACGAGGCCAGTAGCGGACACGGCGCGCGTGTCCATCCAAGGCCGTGCTGTTATTCGATACAGCCCATGGTGCGTTGCCGATGCACAGGTTTGTCGTCCACGGATAGGGAGAGGCCGAGAGCGCGGCGTTAACAGCGACCGACGCACCATTATTACACGCGGCCAATCGTCCAGGCGACCATGCACAAGACATCTTCTGCACGACACCATTCGCCACCGGATTGCTTGTCACACTCTGCCCCACAGAGGCTATATTGGTGACTACGCCGCTGGTGCCGTGATCCAGATAAATTACATTCGCGAAAGTACCGTCAGACATGCCACCGATGACACAAGCGGAGTTGTTTGTGTCGAACTCAAACACCAGCGAGCCGGCGTTTACATTGTTCCACGCGCCGAGCGGCGTGATATTCGCCACCTCGATTGCCCGCGTCACACTCGCTGCTGTCGTCGGGATGTAGCTGGTGGGGAAGGCGCCCTGTTCGAGTTGCGCGCCCCATATGAAGAAGGTCTGGGCAAGCGTGGCGCTCTGTCCTGCATCGCGCCGGTCTGTTCCGACGATCAAATACCATGAGACACCAGTGAGATTTGCGGTCGTCAGGGTAAACCGCTGCCAGCTTGTCGTCAGTGTCACCGGCAGTCTGAAGTATGTGCTGCCGTCGGGTGTTGCGGACAGATAGAGTTGCTCACCGCCAACGTTTCCCTTCAGCCAGACCGAGAGGGAATACGGTTGTGTCGTGAGTATCATGATGACGGGATTTACATAACTGGCATTACCGGCGGCCGGCACCGCAGGCATCACGACGCGTGCGGCTGTTGTGGTACCATCGGGGGCGACGGTCTGGTTGCCGGTCACTGTAGGAGCGGCGACCGTGATCCCGGTTTTTGTCCATGATGCGTTGCTGGCATCACCGCTATTTGGTGCCAGGTTGGTCCGCGCCTCCTCGATCAGCAGTCCATTGAGTGCGCGTGTGCTCGGGTTGTAGTCCCAGCGTGGCGCGTTGGTCGCCGCCGTCTGCATCACACCGCTGCTGTCGAAGTATGTGGCTGTGGATGCGCGGGTGAAGGTGATGCGCGGATCAAGCGTGCCGGGTATCATGAAGTTCAGATCGAGCGACAGCCCTGGCGGCGTGGTGATCCGCACCCCGCCCTTGCACGCATCCACAGATGGCGTGTCAGTGACGCATTGGGCGTGCGCCGCCACAGGAAGCGCGACGCCGGCCAGCAACAATGAGCGTCGAGAGATCACCATTCGCGCGCCGCGAACGCCTGCGCCGTGGTCGCGCCGATGATCGAATACGCCTGCCCCGACGCCGGGGACATGCAGAGGAACTGTGATCCGGCCGGGATCAGGATCGACGGCGGCCCCGCAATGGCCGTTGCCGTCTCCGACACCCACAGGCTGCCGGTCGACTGGTTCTGGATCACACAGCCATGCCGGCCGCTCCACGCAGGCAGGGCCACCTGGGCGGTGCCCCCCGTAGTGATGGTGCCGCTGCGGTCGGCGTAGCTAAGAGCCTGCGGCAGCGCCACGGCTGGCCACATCAGCAGCGCGGATAGGATCGAGACGCGGATCATGGTGTGCTCCGTCGTGGGATTTAGAAGTAAGCGGTGGACACGGTCTCGCCGGATGAGGGCAGCGCGACATAGCGGTAGATCGCCACCATTGCGTCGCGTGTGTCGTTGGGATCGGTATCGCCGCCGAACAGCGGTGCCAGCGCATCGGCCGCGAGCGTGGCGTATGGGTCGCCCAACGCATTAGGAATATCGAGGCTGGTCCACCGAGCGATGCCACGCATCACGAGGTCATCGTGGACCGCCTGCACCGCCTGCTGGGCGTTGGTGTCGGCGCTCAGCACCATGACGCCCTTGCGCACGCGGGCCTCGAGCAGCGCCACCATCGCCGGATCGATCGCCTTGCCGAAGCTGCTGCCGGCCATTGCCGCGGTGAGCTTTACGTACTCTTCCATGAACGCACGCGGGATGGCATCTCCGGTCCACCATACCACCCCCTGCGCGTCGAGTGCCGCATGGACGCTCGCCACCTTGTCGAGCATCAAGGCTTGGTCGGACGGGATCGGCGTTTCGTCCGAGGCAATCACGCCCAGCTCGATAAGGGCCGCAGTGGCAATCGTAGCTACGGGCACCGTCTCGGTGAGCGTCGGACTGTCATCGAGCGGCACGACCCGCACGCCAAGGCGCCGGAGGGCTTTCTGCGCAATGGTTCCAATGCTCGTGGTCATGGTGTATGGTCCGATGGCTGCTCGGGGAACCTCATTGAAGCTGCTCGATGTTGTCGTAGACGCCTCGTGCGCCAGCAATCATTTCCCCGAGCAGCACTCATCACGCTACGACCACGCTGTTCGATACCGGCGCTGCGGTTGAACCAGCAGCATTGCTTGCAGTGACGATGCACGAGACGCTGTTGCCGACATCTGCGGGTGTCACGGGTAACGTCGCACCGTCGCCAGGAATGTCGGTACCGCCCATCTGCCATTGATAGGCGTAGCTCGTCGGCTCCCCCTGCCAGTTGCCCATGGTGCAGCGCAGTTCACTGCCACTCTGGTCGACGAACGGCACATCGACGTTGACCGGCGCGCTGGCCGTACCGCCATTTCCGTTGGCGGGAGGCGGCACCTCGACCTCGGCGCCTGGGTCGGCCGGATCAACGCCGAGCTCCACGTAACCCGCATCGCGGAGCATGGTGTTGCTGGCGATGTCGTCGTAGACGCCGCGCGCCCCGGCCGATGCGGCGCTGTCCGGCGGCAGCACCACCGTGGCGCCCTGGATGGCGGCGATCTGTTCGGGCGTGGGCGGCTCGAGGCCGAGTTCCGCCGCAGCCGTAGTGATGGACGCCGACACGGCGGGCAGCGGCCGACGCTCACGACGCGGCGTGTGTTGCTCTTCCATTGGATGTCTCCTGTAAGAAAAGCAGGAGGCCAATCGATGACCCCCTGTCGTATCTACAAACGGCTATGCGTCAGCGACAGCAGCGCTCCACACCGTCATGACCCCATTGTCTACTGGTTTCGTAGTGTCAACAGTCGGATCAGTGCCGAAGCGCAATTTCGCAACGCCACGGATTTCCTCAACGCCGGTTCCGTTAAAGAAGCCGTAGTCACGCTGGTTGGTTATCACCTTGGTTCTTTGGGCCCACGCGATCCCGATGGCTTGTGCGCCGCACAGATACGAGGCACCGCAGTCGATCGTTGAGCCGCCGGGATCGCCGGTTTTTAGCACTGGCAACTCAGGGATTTCGCGGATGATGACCCCGTCATAAATCAGATCACCAGCCGTGAACAACGGATTATCGGAGCCGCGGTTCCAGGCATATTGCAGCGCGTTGATGATAACCGGATCGAGCATCAAGTCCCTAAACACGAGGGACGGGACGAAAAGCACGTACCATTCCTCATCATTGCTGATCCGGATGGGACGGATCTTCGGCGTGGCGGTACGTGCCAGCCGCTTTGCCAGGGTGATCTGCGCGGCGGTCATCTTGTCGGCGGTGTTGTCCACGGTTGCCAATGAAGTTGCATATACACCGCTAACCGCGTTCGCCTTGGAGATCCCGAACAGCACCCGATCGGCGTTATTGACCAGCCAGGTGTTGCGCTGGGCTGCGGATGCTGCCGCGTAGGTGACTTGCACGTTGCCATCAGCCGTGATCGCGCCAAGGCTGCTGATGATGTCCGTCCTGAGCTTATTCGCCGCCCAGTTCTTCAGGACGCTCCTGCCAGCTTGCAGCAGGTCGATCACCGATTTCTGCTCGTCCCAGTCTGACACCGCCACGGCATGGCGAATGACGCTGACCACGACGTTCAGGCTGCGAGCGTTGAGGATTTCCTCATTGCCCTCGAGCACTGTGTTGCCGGTTACTCCGGCTCCAGTCAGGTTCCTGACGGTGGGGAATACGACAGTATCGCCTGGTTTGCGCGTAAGATCAGTTTGTAATTGGATCATCGCATCCATTGTCGTGCCGAAATAAGGCGTGAACTGATTCTCCCTGAGATACTCTACCCAAAAATCAGACTGCCATTGTATTGGGGTTAAACCCGGTCTTGCCGGGGTAGCAATCATGTCGGCCATAGCCGAGCACTCCTATACCTAGGTTGATCTTTCTCCTTTCGCTGGATCACGCCCGTTGGAGGCTCGGCGGCAGCCACGTACGCCCGTTGCATCGGTCGGCGGCACCTGGGTCGGCACTTGCGCCCGTCGTTACCCCCGGCGGCGGGGAGGCACGGCTAGTAACGCACTGAGCCGCCGGCGCCGTTCTGGCGCTTGCGGTTTTGGATCGGACTGAGCACATCCTCGAGGCTCGGCTCGCCGGTCCAGGCGCCGGCCGTGCGTCCTGCGACGCTGCGTGCGGTGCCCAATGACGGCTGCATGCCAGCGGCGGGTGAGGGGACGGGCGCCGGCTTGGCTTCCTGCTCCCACTGTGCGCGGCCCTCGGCCAGTATCTTCTCGCGGTATGCGGCGGGGTCGTCCCCGACATCGCGCACCAGGCGCAGGCGGTCGACCTCGCGGGTGAGCCACGCATACGGGTGAGGCTGGGAATACAGCTTGCCGAACAGCGTCGGGTCCGCGTTGGCCATTTGGCGGAACTCGTTGACGTACTCGGACAGCTTCTCAGCCCCGATCTTATCGGTCAGCATCATCTCGGAATTGTTGAGCCGCTCGTTGAGCAGCGCCGCCTGATGCTGCTGGACGACGTGCTGCGCCCAACCCTGCGGGTTGGTAGCCGGGTCCGGTGGCGGCTGTGGTGGCGCCTGTGGCTGCGGCGGCGGGGCTGTGGCGCGGCGCTGGGCGTCCTCGAACTGGCGCTGCAATTCCTTGTGCTTGGTCTCGGCTTCGACCGCACGCGCTTTCCAATCTTGCCGCTTCCGCCGCTCGTCCTCGTAGGCGCGGCGCGGGATGACCGGCTCGCCCTCGAGCGCTTCCGGCGGATCGGCCTCGTCCTCTGGCTCTGGCTTGGCTGGAGCGGCCTTGGCGGCTGGCTCGGGCTTTGCCTCGGGCTTCGGTGCCGGCGGCTCTGGCGCTGCCTGTGGGGCCTCTGGCAGGGCTTCCGTGACGGTCGCGGTTTCGCCCTTGAGGAACGACTCAAGTTGCTCGTTGGCCATGATGGTGATGTCCTGTCCCTATGAGGGATTTGCGAGAGTTGGACGCGCACCGAATGCGCGGTGAGGCCGTCCGCGAGGCCTATGGGTGGGAGGGTGATGAGACCTGCGGCGCGTTCAACGTGCCATCACCGATCGATCGGCAGCCCCTGGTGATTGTGGCCAGCAGTGATGGCGGTTGGGACCATGTCAGCGTCAGCCGCCGCAACCGCTGTCCGAACTGGCAAGAAATGGAGCATGTGGCGCGGCTGTTCTTCCGTGATGACGAGACCGCGGTGCAGTTCCACGTCCCGGCCAGCGACCACATCAACGTCCACCCGAACTGCCTCCACTGGTGGCGCCCCACCGAGCAGACGCAGCCGTTACCCCCGAAGCTGTTCGTCTAGCTCGCTCGGCAGCGGCGGCAGCGTGCGGGCGCCGGGACGCAGTGGTTGTGGTGGTCGCTGGCGCGGCTCGGGCGGTGGCGTCTCCCCGGGCTGCTGCCGCATCTTCGGCAGGTGCAGCATCTGCGTCTGCTTGGTGACGCTGTATTTGGAGCGCCCCAGCATGCGCCCGATCAGCACCGGGCCGAGGCCGTTCTCCCACATCTGCCTGAGCAAAGCGCGCTCCTCATCCGTCCAGGGGACGGGCGTGACGTGCTTCATGCTGGCTGGCATGGTGGCGCTCCGCTACGCTGGGGTTCTGCGTCAGGGGTCAGGCCGCTGTGTCGATAGCCTGATCTTGCCCGCGCGGCCGGTCACAGCGGTACGCTCGGGAAGTTGGGGAATGGGTCGGGGGAAATCCGCGTAGCCCGACGACCTGGAGACGGGTGCCGATCTACGGTGGCGCAGACAAATTGTGGCAACTGGCACTTCTCTGGGGGTCAGGCGTCAAAATGGGCATTTTGAAGAGTAGGATGTCGTCGCAGCCTAAGCAGAACCGACACCGCCTCGCAGATCGGCCGGGGAAAGGCCGGGGCGCCGAACCGGCGAGCACGCCGGGTGCCGAGATTGATCCCTCGGCTGGCTGGACCATCGATCCGCCGCCGAAGCACGCCCATCACAGCTTCCACTGGGCGTATCGCGAGAAGGACAGCAAGTGGCTGGTCTTCGAGGTCCGCAATGGCGTGCTGTGGCATTCCCTGGGCCAGTCATGGAACGCCGCGACGCTCTATGACCACGGCTGGCGCTACGTCGGCCCCGCAATCCCGCCGGATGTTCAGCCGGCCCAGAAGGCACCCCGGAAGACCAAGGCTGAGGTGATCGGTGAAATGAGCGAGGCCGAATGGGAACGCCACGTTCGGCGCGTCGGCACGCAGGGCACCCAACCAAGACCGGCGTGAGGGCAGGTTGATGAGTAGGAGGCGGTGATGACCGAGGCACAGCTACGCTTTGCGTGCGAGCAGCTCCGTGAGTGGGGCGGCCTGCCGGAAGCTGAAATCCGCCGCATCTACGAAGCGGAAACGAAGCGGCTGGCAGGGGAACGTGAGGGGCAGGTCACTGCTTCGTCAGGCACGCCGACAGCAACTGATTGAGCACGTCGGCGGTATGTCGCGCCCTCGCATCGACAAACCAGAACAGGAAGCCTAACGCCAGGCCGTTCACGATGATCAGCGCCAGGAACTGGGGGCCGAGCGTGTGCGCAGCCTGGCCACCGAGCTTGATCGCCGCCTGGACGACCGTGGTGTGGCCACCATTGCCGTTAGGCTCCGACGGTGCTGCGCTTGTCATAGACGCTGACACCCCCATCGAGCGCCTGGATCACCTTGCCCAGACGCATCGAGGCATCTTCCAGATGGCGG